AATGACGACTCACAAACGGCTATTTTCCGGTAATCGCTTGGGAGTAGCTCAACGTCATCAAAATATGGGTTCATTAAAAGTATCTCTAAAATTGGTCTGTCTTCCAATCTGCAGCTGCCGTTTCAGCCTGTTCGTGGCTTGACGGAAGTCTAGAAGCGTTTAACCAAGCACTAAGGTTATCTGCCAATTGTTGTTGATTATCTAATTGGTTTTTAACGATTGTGTATGGTGCGAATTCTAGCTTAGAAAACTCCTGTTCCTTACTTAGGAATTGCAGATATTTCAGTAGTTTCTCTTTATCCCAGTCAGTATAGATACGTTTACATAAAGAATGCAAGAAGTTTATTTGCTTTTCTGTAGCAACTCTATAAGACCCAAAATAGCCCATTTCTAAGCCTTGTCCTTGTCCTGATATAGGCGCAGGGGTTTCGGGGCTAATTTTGCCCTCTATGGGCTTTTTAGGGCTATCTGGTGGGGTTTGCCAAGGGTCGTTTTCTGTGTTCACGTTACGTTGTACTTCCTCTCTAGAAGCAATACCTTTTGTAACAGCAATACCAAGAGCTGCAATAGCACGACCCCAAGCACTTGTTTCAAGAGTCATCATTTCAGCACCTTTAGCAAAGCCTCTAGCTGGTACACGTTCCCAAGCCCAGCCACTTGCATAAGCCATTTTGTCGCGTTCAGGGTAAGCAAACGCTTCACCATAAATGTATGTTTCGCCGTTAAACTCTAGGACACCCTTGTATTGAAAGTGCAAAGTGCCTTCTGGAAATTTGTCGTAAAACATTTGTATTCTGTCTTTAACTTCTATGTAGTTCTTTAGATAATCCATTTAATTAACTCCTATAAATATGCCGTGGAATTCTTGCAATTGTTGTAGCTTGTTTTCGCAATCACATTCCCTAAAAGTGCATTGGGTTTTGTGGTAAAAAAACATTTTATGATATGCGTCGGTTAATAGTTCTGATATTGGATACCAGACTTTATCCATATATTGCCCCTTTCGTTAAAGAAAGGTTAAGGCTTACCTATGTCAAAACACGACATTGAATTATAACAATTTGATAACGGCTTTAACGCCAGAGTTCGCCCTCAGCTATAAAAGACCCATCATTATTGAAAGACACAAGCTCAGGTTTAACTACCCCATCTTGCTCATATACCACAGCAAAACCAGCCGACCAATTAGCAATGTTTTCTTTCAAATAACTCATTTTCTTAATGTCGCACAGATGCCCAACTTCAACACCTGTAAGAGTTGTTTGCTTGCCCCCAAAACCATAAGATTGACGCATTATTCCTTGACGATGTGTATGAGAACATATAACCGATTTGTTAGTTTTAACTGCCAAATTTAGAGCTGTAGCACCTGCCATAGAAAATAACCTGGACTCATCGCCGTGAGCGAGAAGCCAGCCTTTAGTAAATTCTTTCAATGACCTGTTGTAAGTTATGTTAATTTCTTTATCGTTATAACCTAAAAGGTTTTCTATTTTAATGCAATCCAAAACTGACATCGCAGGCGCAAATTTTTGGACGTATTTCTCAATGCGTGCTGTGTGATTACTTCGTTGCATAATGAAAGGCTTACTGCGTCCAATAGCACTACGGAATTCTTTGAGCAAGCCTTTCAAACCTATTATATTCTTTTGTAACGAACCCTCAAATTCTAGGGCTGTTCCACGTGCATAAGTTGAAATAGTTTGGCAATCAAGTTCATCACCAACACAAAGTAATTTATCTGGTTTAACATAATCTATGTAATCAAGTAAAGAATCAACGTATTGCTTTTTAATGTATGGGTATTGCAAATCTGAGATTACGACGTAACGTTTAATAGTTACCTCTTTCGTGTAGGTTTCTTACCTAACTGTGAGTTAATACTATCTATAGTACTACGAATTTTAACAACATCTAACTGTAGGCGTGTCACTTTATCTGACAAAGAACTTCCACCATTAGGAAACAATTGTGATTTCATTTTAATGATTTCTGCAGTTGCCTTAATAACCAAAACAAGAATAGTAATAAGCAAACCAATGATGCCAACAAGTTCATTTATCATTGTCCGTCAAACCACTCAGGGTCGTAAAAGTCGTCATCATCTTCTTCTGGCGATACTGTGAACTGGTATTTTTCAGCAGCAAAGTTAATAATTCCAAATACGCTGTGTTGTGGCATATCTGAGTTGGCTTGTATTTTTATAGATTTTTTGCGTCCGTCAAAAGTTTCAAGTAAACAAACAAACCCTGTAATAAGTTTGCCATCTTCGTGAGCTGTGTTAATCACTTTTACTAGCTCTGAAGCCATTACGTCTGGTAGTTCAATTGTTTGCTTTTTTGCTTTAGGTTTGCTCATATTCCAAATGCCTTTCCGTTAAGGTCGCCTGCCTTAGTAAAGGATATATGCAAATGTGATACGTGAGGGTTAGACCCTTTATAGACACGCCAAGCCCAATTCTGTCGTGGTGAGGCTATTCGGTGTTGGTGAATAATGTAACTAAGTCTTTTGTCGCCCTTAAGTGCTATCATCTTTATATTTTCGGCTAATAGCCAAGATTCTTTAGATGAGCCTTTAACAAGGTCTGAGTCAATATCTATAGCACGAACCCACCCATTCTTATCTGGGTTATGGTCTGACTTACGTGCGTTGTGTGCTGTGTCGCCTATCCAGCCGTCCGAGCGTTTATCTCGCTTAGGATACTTGGCGTTTATTTCCGAGCGTAATTGCTCAGCTGCTTTACTTAGTCTTGGTTTTGGCATTAGGGTTCATAGCTCCCATTGAAGCAGCTACGACAGCACCTAATACAGCTCTGTAATCAAGGGCAAAGTCTGTTGCTTGCCAAGCTGCTAGGAAAGCAATTGCAGCTAAAGAAAATTGTTTGTGGTTAAAGGATTGCATCTAGTTCTTCTTTTGTTAATCCTGCTATTTCACCAAGTTTTTTAATCGCTGAATCGCGTGCATCTTGCTTGGCTTTATACTCGGCTTCAAGTAGTGCTTGTTCTTGGGCTGTGGCTTCTCTGTCAGCAAGAAACGCTTCTTTATCAGCACCTTTAAGTTCAATAACTTGGTCATCAATACCAATCATAATTTTTTCAGTTGCCATTGTTATTGTCCTTTACTCGTTATACCCGTACACGGATATTTCACCAGAAATGGTGGAAACACCAGCAATTATGCTGAAGCCGTCATAAGAAGTTGTTAAATTATGCAACACATTTCCATTTCTACCACCTGCACCACTAAAACCTGTGTTGTACAAAATGTTTGTGTTCACAGTTCCAAAAGGGTCATACAAATCAAAATCAAAAAAAATGTTTCTTGAAGCCGTATCATCTGCTAAAGAAAAACTTGTGCCTGTGCCTGTTTGTGCAGTAATTCCAGGAGCAGAAGTTAAAAGATAATTTGTTCGCACATAGTTACTACCAGAAGCATCAGTACCAGAAGCCCTTAACCTAAATATACAACTTGTTGCACCTGCTTGTAAAATGTTGCCAATAAATTTGTATTTTTTGTAACTCGCACTAAACACATTGTTAAAACTTTGACTGGCTACTGCACTAAAACTAGTCGTATTCAGTAATACCATTCCAGCCTTTTTTGTACCAAGGGCTGTATTCATAGCTGTGTCTATGTCTTGACCAAGCGTGGCAATAGCCGTAGCGCCGTCTTTAACTAAATCTGTTGATTGGGGTATATCAAACCCGTAATTGGTCGTAGTAGTTGCCATTGTTCTAGTTTATCCTTTTCTTAAATAACGTCAAGCCACATAGTTGTATTGTCTAGATTCTGCCATTGGGTTAATGGGTTGTAGTCTTCCCATTGTACATCAAGAGTTGAGTAGATTGAGTTAGAAACAGACATAGTAAGTTCAATGTTTCGTCTACCTAATGACCAAGTCCAGCCCTCAACAAAGCCCTCAAAGAACCCAGAAGATATAAGCCCTACTGGGATATTGTCCACATAAAGCAAAGTGTCCATAGATACAGCTAGTAAATCATCTCTGACAGTATTGGTCATAGCATCATTGGCTAGGTTTACTGATACTTCTTCTAGTGAGGTTCTAGGTGTTCCTCTAAAGTTAACAAAGTTTACAGCTTGTTCTTGGGCATCTAATTGTTGAGCTAGTATTGTTCTTCTGATTTCTTGTAGCAAACCATAGTCATTTATTGACGTATCGTTTTGGGCTGCTTCTTCAAGTACTGGGTCGTCGTATTGAATGACAACGCTGTTAACAATGTCGGCTGTTTGTAGTCGTGTTTGTATATCAGCATTAGCTAGGTTAGCGTCTAGTTCAATTAGGTTATCTGAATAGTTAGTTATTCTTCGCTCTGCATCTGCATAACCAATTTCAAAATCGGTAGTATCATATAAGTACCCTAAGCCTGATTGTTGGGTTTCATCTGTGAGATTAAAGGCTTGGTCTATTTCAGCTGTTCTAGCTAGTACTTCATAACGACCTGGGTCAATTGTGTCTATGCCTTGTATGCCGTAACCA